GGCATGACTACCGACACAGACGGGTACACACAGTTCTACCTCAATGGTGTAGCCATCGGCACACCTCACCAACAGCTCGACACAAACGTGCGGGTGTTCGCATCAGTGAAGGAGGCCGGATCATGAGCAAGGCATCAGAAGAAGACCTCGCGATACTGCACAGCCAAGTTGCACGCACCCTCACTGCGGTGCTGCAACCTGTGGAGATCGAGGGCTCAGAGGTGCAGGTGGCCTCGGCCGCCCACATCATGGCAGCGATCACGTTCCTAAAGAACAACAACATCACTGCTGACGCTGGCGCTAACGACGACCTCATGGCCTTTAACAAGGCACTGACGGCACGCCGGAAAGACCGCAAGCTCACCATGACTGACATCGAGGCCGCGGCCGACAAGTTTGAACGCGACCTCGGGGGCCACATGCAATGAAAGCACGCGAGGGCGTAGACCTAGTCAAGGTACGATGGGCGAAGTTGGAAGCGCTGCAAGCGCATTACGCCGACTTCACCTCGTTCCTTGAGGACGGGATGGAGGAGATCGGCTTCACCGCCACGGCCATCCAGCGAGAGATCGCGGCATGGATGGAGCACGGCCCACAGTACATCATGGTGCAGGCCCAGCGCGGCCAAGCCAAGACGACTGTTGCGGCCCTGTTTGCAGTCTGGTCCCTGATCCACAGCCCGGCCCACCGCGTACTCATCATCAGTGCCGGTGGCACACAGGCTGTAGAGATCAGCACACTGATCGTCCGCGTCATCATGACGATGGATATTCTGGAGTGCATGCGGCCCGACAAGATGGCAGGCGACCGCACAAGCGTCGAGGCGTTCGACTTGCACCACTCCCTCAAGGGGCTGGACAAGTCACCCTCGGTAGCCTGCGTGGGCATCGACTCCAACTTGCAGGGCAAGCGTGCCGACTTGCTGATCCCCGATGACATCGAGTCATCCAAGAACAGTGCGACTCCCGTGCAACGGGCGAAGCTGCTGCACTTGACCAAGGACTTTACGTCCATCAATTCGACCGGGCGGATCATCTGGCTTGGTACTCCGCAGACACTGGAGTCCATCTACAACAGCCTTCCCGCCCGGGGTGTCGCCATTCGCATCTGGCCTGGACGCTACCCAAGCGACAAGCAACGCGAGTTCTACGGATCGTGCCTCGCACCTTCTATCGCACGTAAGCTGGCTATGTGGCCTGCCCTGGCGCGAGGTGGTGGCCTGTTGGGCGATCAGGGTCAACCTATCGACCCTGAGATTCTGAACGAAGACCAGCTCCAGAAGAAGGAGCGGGATCAGGGCGAAGCGTACTTCCAACTTCAGCACATGCTGAACACCACGCTTTCAGATGCTATGCGGTTCCCGCTGAAGCCTGAGAAGCTGATCCTGTTGGACACTGACCTGAAGCGCGGCCCCCTCACGGTGGTGCGCGGCATGACCCAGGACCTACTGGAAGAGTTCAACACCTGCGACCACCCGTTCAAGATGATGCGCCCGCACGAGGTCTCGAAAGAGACAGCGGCATGGCAAAGCATCTGGGCATACGTGGACCCTGCAGCGGGTGGTGTCAACGCGGACGAGACCGCCTGGGCAATCGGGGCGTTCCTTAACGGGAACATCTACCTGCTCAGCGTCGGTGGCGTGCCCGGTGGCTACGATGAAGAGAAGCTCCTTGCCCTGGCCCGTGCCCTCTGTCGATTCAAGCTTGACGGCTTGACCATCGAGAAGAACATGGGCTTCGGTGCGTTCCGAGAAGTGTTCACACCGATCCTGCGAAAAGTGCAGAAAGAGATGTCCCTGCCTCAGTGCGACATCTCCGATGACCTTGTAGTCGGTCAGAAGGAGCTTCGCATCATCAACACCCTCAGCCCAATCGTGGGCCGAGGTGCGTTGATTGTGGACTCGGCTGTCATTGATGAGGATCGTCGGTACGCGGAAGTGTACCCACCCTCACTGCGACAGTCGTACTCCCTGTTCTACCAGCTTCACAAGCTGTCGGCCATCCGCAATGCGCTCATCCATGATGACCGTGCGGACGCGCTGGAAGGTCTGTGCCGCCACTACCAAGAGGCCATCGCACTTGACCAAGCGAAGGGGCTCGCGTCCGTTCGTGCAAAGGCCTTAGCCGAGTCCATCAAGGACCCGTGCGGCCACAATCGTTACTCATCCATTGCGGACCAGAAGCGCAACTCCATGTTGCGTCGTCGCCGCTAACCGTTTCCCGCCCACACCGGGCGGGGCCATGCCCTTCGGGGCCTCTCGCAAAGGTATCATCATGCGTGTTGACACTCTCCTCTCTCCTGGCCTGCTCTCCAATGGCTTCCTGATGCGGCGTGAAGCCGCCAAGGCTATCAGCGGCATCGAAATCGCGGCTCGCCGTACGCCGGGTGGCAAGACCCCCGCGGCTGCTCGCCTGCAAGCCTTCTTCACCGACTGCGCGAGCAAGCTCGCCGCAATGGTCGATGCTGTCGTGCCGACCGTCGTGAGCCGTGTGGCTGCTTCGGCAACCCAGGTGAACATCACCTACAGCGAAGTGATGGATCAAACCATCGTTCCCGCTACCACGGCATTCGCCATCACCGGCGACACGATCACCAGCATCGCCTGGGTATCGAGCACCGTGCTCCGCCTGACCGGCACCGGCTTCGCTGCTGCTGAGTCCCTGGTGTACACCAAGCCCACGTTGAACTACGTGCGTGACTTGGCCGGCAACGCCGTCGCCAGCAACACCGCCGCCCTGACGTAATCATGGCACGCATCACTGAAGCTGTCGGCCGTCTGGCCGCGAGTCTCGTGGTGCGTCGTGTGGCTGCTGCCATCACCCTCTCTGCTGCTGGTGCCGCTGGCATCGTCAACTATGAGGGCGTAGAGCACAAGGTCTACCTTGATCCGGTTGGTATCCCCACCGTCTGTGTGGGCCATATCGCCACGGTCACGAAGGCTGACGTAGGTAAGAGTTTCACCGATGCCCAGTGCACGGAACTCCTCGCCTCCGACAGCCGCGTGGCTCAGGCGGATGTCCGCCGACTGGTCAAGGCACCTGTTACGCAGGGCCAATACGACGCGCTGGTGTCGTTCACATTCAATGTGGGCGGAGGCAATCTCGCCTCCTCCACTCTACTTAAGAAGCTCAACGCAGGCGACTGCCGCGGAGCTGCTGACGAGTTCAAGCGATGGAACAAGGCGAATGGGCGGGTGCTCCCGGGCCTTGTGACCCGTCGCGCGGGTGAAGCCTCACAGTTCGTGCAGGACTGCCCATGATCGCCGCGCACCTGAAGGCCCGAGGCCACGAGGTCATCACGCCGACAGTGCGCATGATTCGGTACTGGTGGGGCCGGCTGAACACTGAGGTGTTCGGTGGGGAACTCCTCCAGCCCGTACTCACATTCACCGATCAATTCGATGATGCCTACGGCTCATGCACCGACACCGCTACGCAGCGGGTCACGATCAATTTAGAGCCGCGGTGGGACTGGACTCGGGCACTGCTGCTGGAAACTCTCGTTCATGAGATGGTCCATCAGAAGCAACACCATGATTCCGGACAGATGCACCATGGCGAGACGTTCGAGCGCTGGCGAGAGCCCATCAAACAGGCCACAGGCCTCACTATTTAGGAGAACTCTGTGTCCAAGTACCTCGCTGCCGTGATCCTCGCCCTTTCCCTCGCCCTGGCGGGCTCGGGCTACCTACTGAAGCGCTCCTATGCGGCCAATGGCGCGCAGAAGACCAAGATTGAGCAGCTTGTCGAGGCCCAACGGGTCGCCGATGCGCAAGCCGTCAAGGATCGGGCGCTGATTACCAAGCGATCACGTGAGAATGCGGCTGCTGCCGCGGCTTTCGCCAAGCAGCGTAGCGCCCTTGAGGCAGCACTGGCCCGTAATGCGGCCTGGGCCGACCAATCGATCCCGCAGGAGGTACAAGATGCACTTCAACCCTGATCCGCGTGCCATGGTGGCCCTACTCGCGACGCTTTTGCTCGCCTCCTGCGCTGCCGTGGCCCCTGGGCCGGTGAAAATCCTACCACCGATCGATCTTCTGCAGTCCTGCGAGGCTGACACGAGCAAGCCGAGCACGAATGGTGCCCTTGCCAAGCAGCGTGACGCGCTGATCGAGGCCCTACGGGGCTGCAACCGAGACAAAGAACGCCTGCGAGAGTGGGCTGAGGTGCCACAGTGACGAATCCTTTCTATGACGTAGTGGCCGGAGCCACTGGCACCTCCGTAGTCCGCCCTGCCTTCGTGAAGTCCCTGACTCCGAACGAGCTGGCGGGTGCCAACAGCGGGCAGCGACCCGACCTTCTGCACCACACGTACGTCGTGTACGAGCTGACGACCACCGGAGAGCTGTACCAAAGCAACGGATCACAGCTTGTCCTGGCCCTGGAGCTTGCGAAGCTCGCGGCTGCTACCGGCAATGTCAGCCCGGTGTTCGTCATCAACGGCACTTCGACCATCGTGGATGCCAATGGCAACGTGATCTCGGTCGGTGGTGGCGGAACGTACCCCGAAGCTGCGAACTACGCGGCCCTGCCTGCTGCCCCGGTTGACGGCACCACCTACGTGGTCCTGGCCGCGCAAGGCGTGCAGTTCATCAACCGCAAGGAGGCGGGCCTGTACCGCTACTCCAGCGGATCATGGGCGTACCTCGGGCCAGTGCCGGAAGGCTACTTCATCGACAACGTGTTGACGTTCTACGACAACGCGGACCCGAGCAAGCAAGCCAAGCTGGAGCTGTCAGGCATCACTGCCGGTCAGACCCGCGTGCTTTCGATCCCGGACGAAGACGGCGAGATCGCCTTGGCGGCCAACGTGCCTCCGGCGATGGATGCTATCACGTTCGACGGCTTCCTGCAGACGAACACCGACTACATCGACGCGCGTGGGGACATACTCGCTGCGCAGTCCGATGCCGATGCCGCACAGGCAACCGCAGACGGGGCCGTGTCGAACCTGAACACGCACATCGCGAACACCGGGAACCCGCACAGCGTCACCAAGACGCAAGTAGGGCTCGGCAACGTGCTGAACGTGGTACAGGAGCCGGCCATCACGGCAGGCACCACCAGCCAATACTGGCGCGGTGACAAGTCCTTCCAGACCTTGGACAAGACGGCTGTGGGCCTGAGCAACGTGGATAACACCACCGATGCTTCTAAGCCTGTCAGCACGGCTACGCAGACTGCTTTGAACCTCAAGGCAAACATCGCTAGCCCAACGTTCACCGGAACTGTGAGCGGCATCACTGCCGCTATGGTGGGCCTGGGTAACGTCGACAACACGTCCGATGCAAACAAGCCGGTCAGTACCGCACAGCAAACAGCCCTCAACCTGAAGGCTAACATTGCAAGCCCAACCTTCACGGGTACGGTAAGCGGGATCACAAAGGCGATGGTAGGCCTAGGGTCGGTGGACAACACCGCTGACTCAGCGAAGTCTGTGGCATCTGCTGCGGTGCTCACTACGCCGCGCGCCATCAACGGTGTGAACTTCGACGGCTCTGCCGCCATCACGGTGACTGCTGCTGCGGGTACGTTGACCGGGGCTACTCTGGCCTCTGGTGTTACTGCGTCGTCCCTGACCTCGGTAGGAACGCTGACCGGCCTCACCGTCTCTGGCAACGTCGGATTCGGTGCGTCACCCACCTATCAGGTGGACATCCAGAGAACAGGCTCTCCCGTCTTCCGCGTCGCCAGCACGTCCGGGGCAGAGGCGTACATCCAAGCCAATAGCAACGTAGACGTCAAGTT